CTTTCATTTTTGTTTTTATATTTTGCTTTAATTTTTTTTATTTTTTCAACATCTAGGGTATCTTGCTGTTGGCCTTTGAAAAATATATCTGCGTCGTTAAAATGAGAATAAATATCAAGTAAACGAGTGCTCAACCATCTTATGTCTTCTTTCATATTATTGATTTTAGATTCCAACACGATAATCTTTACAATCATCCCATAGAGTATCATTGGTTCCTTCAAAAGTTGGGTTGTTTTCCCAATGTCCTTTTCTACAAACAGGAATAGTTGTTAAACCTGGATATTCATCCCTTCCTGTAGTATAATAACCATTAAATTTACAAGAATCACATTTCATATAATTGATTTTAAAAGTTCAATTCTGTAATCTGGCAAATCTTCATCATACATCCATATAATACCATCCTCATCCATTCCCATTGGGGCTATTCCTGGAGCCCATCTGTGACTATAGGCCATATTGCCTTCCAAGTTCCATAGCTCCTTCACTTCCATCTTTAAAGTTTCTGTCAAGAAACCTCCATTCATTTCTACGTATATTTCAAAGTTTTTCCAGGAAGTAGGTTGTTTCTGACGGCTTCTAATGAACCTGGAAGCCATCACTGTACTCCCATAATTGTAACCTCCCTTAAACCAATCACCAACTTCACAACAGATAGAATCATTATTAATTCCTGTATTGCCCATATCGAAGGTACTACAATGGAATCCAAAGTTTTGAAACAATTCCATGAATTTGCCTAATAGTAATGAGCCCAATGGTTGACTGTCTGCTCCTGCTAAGAATAACCTGTCATAATCATATCCTTCATTCATAAATATTTGGCGTATTCCTGAATTGTTAGCAGTATATGAATATGTGTCTAAGGTAATATGTCGCACCCCTGCTTCCCAGACCTCAGTCATATATTTTTCCATATCATCCGGGTCATCTGTAATTAAAAATAAATATGGTTCTATTCGAGCCACTACCCTAATACCAGAATCACATAATTTTTTAATGGCTGCTAATCTTTTAGCATAAGATGGTGCCCCTGGTTCTAACTTCTTTAAAATAGTTTCATTACTGCTAATTAACGTGACGTGTACAGCTGCTCCTGCTTTATTTTCGCTCAATGCTTTTAAATACTTATCATCTGATGGTACATCTGATTTAGTGTTAATCATAACTGGGTATTGAATATCTTTCAAGTATTGAAGCATTTGCAAACTCACTCCTTCTTTTCTTTCAGTATGTAAAAAATCTTCAAATCTAATACCTAATCGAACAGGAATATCCAATGCGAATGCTTTCTGAATACCTGATAAACTTTGCTTTTTATCCATAGTCCAATCACGGGTTGAAAGCATTTTGTCAATTTCTTTTTTGTAATAATCTGAATTACAATGCCTGAAACCCATTGTTTTACTATTGTCAAAAAAAGCAGTGTAAAGGGAAGCCCGGAAAGCATTGGCGAAGCAATATATACAATTGTAAGGACAGGTTAAACCATCCCATATATCCATATTGAATGGCATTGGACAAGCCGCCGCCCTGACAGAAATTTCTAAAAAAGAATTAATTTCTTTGGTATTTAAAAGGCGTTCCTGCTTTCTCCATTCCGAATGCATCAAGTTAAATTGTTGATAATTCTTTTTTCTTCCTTTTTCTCTAACAATTTCACCTTCTCTGTTAGAACCTTTCAACTGAGTCATCCTGGGTATTATTTTAGCAATCATTTTTCTTAATTGCCAGTAATCAATTTGATCAAGTATACTTGATTTTTTAACCACTTGAAGTTTGTTATTATCTTTCTTTTTCCGTTCCATAATAGGTTATATCTGTTAAAAAAACAAAGTGTTTAATTTTCCTTTCAGAGGAAGTAACAATATACCATCCTTCCCCATAATAATAATCAATTATTCCAATCTTATTGGCTAATATACTACATTTAAACCATATTTTATCGTCTTTTTTAAACATTAATTATGTGGAATTATTGTATAATAATTATCATTTAAGCAATTTTTATAACCTTCTTTAACTCCTTTGTTATGGGCAACTTTGATGGATACTATGTAAAGTATAATATATACAATACAAATTATAATGTTAATAATAATAGTTTTTTTCATAATCCAGCATCTTTTAGGTTAAACATATTTTTGCAATTCCCGGTAATGATATCAACCCCGGCTTTGGCATCTCCTGTACCGTCATAAGTTTTATGAAAAATATCTTTGTCTGATAATCCTTGTTGTTTGTATTTTTTAAAGTAATGGCTATTGAATGTACAAGGATTAGGAACATTTACTCCGCAGCAAGTATTAGCTTGTTCAATCCAATCTTTACCTGTATTTACAAAATCAGGATTCCCCAATACAATATCATACTTCTTAGATAATTCAAGCAATTTAGGTAAAATCTTTTTCCATTCAATATCTCGGTTATAAAACCAAATTTTTTCAATATCTATTCCTATGGAATGTAATCTTTTAGCAACAAAAGCATTAAAATGAAAATTATATGTATTATAGCTTTGAATTTTATTCGATTTTAATAATTTCAAAGTGTCTTCAAAATCTTAAATAGTATGATAACCTGGAATAAATGGTTCTCCATTAAATCCAACATTAATTCCTAATTTCTGTAAAATAACGGAATGTTTTACCCTATCAATAGGGTTTGTTGTTAATTTATTTTCAAACGTTTCCCAATCTTTTTCTAATCCTGGGGACATTTCAGGTAGTACTGTTAATAAACCCTTTTTATGTGATTTAACTAATCTACTTTCATATAACATCATTATATCTGTATGCTTTGTTTGGATCACATAAGTCCAATTCAAACGAATGAATATTGATAATATTTCTTTACTAGTATGATATATTTTTTCGGCTTCCTGAAATGGATCCGTTTTATTTCCAAATTTTATTGTTTTCTTTTGGTTTAATGCCCAAGCTAAAGTAGTTTTGGGAGTTTTATTTTTTAAACCATTTATTAATTTTCTTTCCAGAATAGAAGTGTCTGTGGGTTTGAGTTCTTTCCCCCATGTGTGGTTTAAATGACGAATCCAACAATAATTACAATCTGTTAAACAATTCCCATAACTATCTACAGATAAGGATAAGGGACAATACAATGAATCCCCTCTCATGGTTACGCTGGATTTTAATTTTAACATATATTTATTTTTTGTATTCTAAAATAAAACCCTCTCTATACTAAAATTATAGAGAGGGATTGTATTTGAACTTTAAAAAATTTTAAACAGAAGGAATTTTCACCCCTAAATCAAATACTTTAGAAAATTTTATGATTTTCAAAATCTGCGACCTTGATTCATCATCATTTTCTTTTCCACCATGTTCAACCATGACTTCATTAGATTTTTCAACCCAAGAATCTATTGTTTTAGGAGCTGAATTTTTTAATGCCTCCGCACATGCTTCCATCCTGCTGAATTTTTCTTTCTTTTCTTTTGAAGCCGCTTTAGTTTTATTACTGGCAGCAGCAGGTTTTGTTTTTGGCGGTTCTTCAGGAGTTTCTTCAGTAGCATCTGATAATAAATCCAACATTGAATCACGAAGCTTGTCGATATTTTTCTGTATGCCCAGGGATTTACGAAGGCTTTTGAAAATGTCGTTTGATTTTACCAAGTCTTTTAACTCAGTAATATCATCACAATCTTCAATAGTTGATTCCAAATCATCCTCATTGGTATCATCTTCTTCAGTATCCGGGTCAGGGTCAGAATCTTCTTCAGGCACTTCCTCCTTTTCAAGTTTACTACGTTTTTTAGGAGGGGTGGCCTGTTCCGCTTTTAAAGCTTTAATTACAGCTTGGGCAGTTTCTGAAATTTCGTCATCTTCCTCCAATAACTCAGAAGCTTCCAATACTTTTTCTTTTAAATCTTCTTCGCTTGCTTTGATGTCGATTTCTGGTTTATCATCATCGAACAACAATGCGTTTAATTCTTTACCTGTTTTTTTCAGGTCGTTTAATTTAATCGTACTCATAATTTTTGTTTTTGTTTATATTAAGTTTGTTTATGAAATATTATACTACAAAGGTAGATTAAAGGTTTTGATTTTTAAAACTTTTTTTAAATTATTTTTAAAATATTTTTAAAAAATTATTGAAAGAAACTCCCTATCAGTGGCCTACCTTGCCAAAGGTCTTGTAGGATAGTAACTTCATTTTCTATTGAAAATTCATCTTCTCTTAAAATCAATTCCCCAATTCGTAGCATTCTCAAGGCTTTTTCCCTGCCCTTTGGGTCTTGATTCAATGAATACATAGCCGTAACATGGGAATACTTTCGTTTATCTTCACTGAAGTTACTTAGTTTTAATCTATAAGAATCATATGAATCAGCATCGGCTTGTGTGGGGGCAATAACGAGTGGAAATATTTCTTGTCTTTTAGTTTGACTCAACTTTCTGAGTTCCTTCCAGATTTGATTTTGTTGATGTCGAAAATCAGCTTTAAGACTGGGAACTAATAAATCAGCGTAATCAACTAATATTATTTTAGGCACAAAATTTTCCCTTTCTTCCCAGGTATCTAATATGGTAATCATATCGTCAACAGACAGTGTACCATTGGCATGCGTTGATATTTTAAAACTTCTTTTG